TTCTGGGCATAGGCAGTGAGAGGTAGCACTACCATTAGCACTACCATATATAGTATAGTCTTAAGTTGTTTACGTAACATATTGTATCTCCTTTCAAAAGATAAATGCCATAATAAATGCAATGAGTTTTGATACAAGTAGCCAATCCACATCAACACCTGATCCAATCAGGCTCAGGCCTACCTGTCCACTGTAGTATGTGTGCCTTGTCCTTGCGGTAGTAAGCACGATACGCTTCCACATAGTCATCACACTTGAACTCATCTGGCATACACTGTGGTGGTGTAGTGTGTAGGTCATAGTCCTCATCAAAGTTATCATGGAACATGTACTCTGCAATGTTCTCTAGAACAGTAGTACTCTTGTGGTTCTTACCATACCTGTAAGTATACTCCCTGCCTATAGCAAGTCCATGCAGTACTGCCCATGTCATGTTAGCGTCATTCTCTCGTACCCATACCGTCATAGGGTGATTCTTGTAGGCAGACTTGTATACACCTTCAAGTATGAGTTCATCCTCAAAGCACCACTCATGTAGTGCAGTGCTACACATCTGTGCAGTTTCTAATACCATCTTAACTACATGCTTGTCACATAGCTGTATGGCTGACATCACTGGGCATTTGTCTATAAAGAATAAGTTCATGTTACATTTCCTTTCCTTGCCATTTCAATTTTAGTTGATACATCTATTGATCCTATCTCACCACCTAGTCCTGCATACCCAGCTAGATCTGTCCAACTATCTATGTGACTAGGTGTCTTTACTAAACGTGCTATCTTAACCCATGACATACACAACATGACATCCTCTCGTGTTACTTGCTTGTCTAGTATGACTGACCATCCTCTAGCTATGTCATTGAAGTTATCAAAGGCACTGCCATACTCCTTGTCTCTATCTCCTGTGACTAAGGCTTTAGCATTGTCTAGTATAGTGTCTCTACCTATCATGTCATATCTCCTATCTATAAAATATGTGATCTTCTATTGTTGTAATGTACTCTCTATTCCATGCTGGGTCAACAGCTACTGAGTGGTAGAACGTAGCACCATCAACTACATTAAGTGACAAACCATATGAGTAATATACTTCCTCAGCCACAGCCACAGCTTTAGCCCATGCCCTCTGGTCAGTTGGTACGTCAGGTTTCCCATCACAATACCAACTGAACTGGCACTTGTTTTTAACAGGGTAGCTTTGCTTCCAGCTATAGGTCGGCCCCTCACGTATGACCTCACACACTGTGTCAGGCCACGCAGGATGGTGAACCCTGTTCAGTACGACAAAGGCCACAGCCATCTGCCCCACTGTTGGTTGGTCACGTGCCTCAAAGTAAATATTCTGTGCGAGACACGCCATTGTCACACCTAGTGACGCTATTGTTGATGCAAGCATGGTGATACTTTACCTTTCTTGTGATTAAAGAATACATAACTAGGCTCACCCTGTAGGTTCACCCTACGTTGGAACTGGACAGGGCAGTCAGCTAACCATTCAAAGAACTCTGCCTCTGTCTTTAGATCCCACTGCTGTGTCATGTCAGGCAGCCATCTCTAAAAATGATGAGTGCTCTACCCACTTGGCTACCTCTAGGTTGCGGTTAAACTGACGTTGTATTTGAGTGTCATTGTTGGTCTTACGAAACTCAAACCTGTCACTGTGAGTAGCGTACTGGGTCATAGCTGAGTACACAGCCCACATGTTACAACCACGTACGTGTGTCTCCTGTATTGCTGAGTTGTACATCTTATTAGCTTTACGTTTAGGCATTATAGATTCAAGCATAAGCTCAATCTGTTTAGTAGTCACTGCTTTCTCAGCTAGTCTCTGACACCATGCGTTGTGCTCACTGTATCCAGTAATCATACCACCTGCCTTGTCAACAAAGGTAGACAGGTCAAAGTTCTTTGTGTTTCTTTTCTTCAACACAGAGTAGTCACCTGTTACCATGCCATTTGTACAGAAGAAATCTATAAGACCACCAACAAAGTTGTTAGAGGTACTACCATTGACACTGTGCCAGTAGTTCAACTGCATAGCTGTGTCTGTCTTATGCTTCTTAGTTTCAACCACACCTTTGAGATCAGGGAAGGTGACAGTCTCCAATGCCCATGCCCCATTACCTGCTGTCCTAGTCTTGATGTCATACTTCTCTGGTTGCAGCGTGTCCATCCATTGCTCACGCATCTTACCAAAGTAATCTGGATGTGACGTACCAGCATAGGTACTGTTGACCATACCAATACATTCATCTGTGTCAGTACGAATAACATACTTGTGTTTGTTTGATCGCTCCGTAGTTACATAGTCTACGTCAAACTCTGCATGTCCATATGTGTTCATCATGTTACTGTCCAATCTGTTGTGTTTGTTGTTTCGCTCTACGTAGCTTACGCCTATCACGTTTCCAATCGTCACGCTTAGGTTTCGGTACTGTTAATTTTGTTATACGCATCTTCTGATATTGTGACTGAGACTGCATCCTCTCGTCCTTTCTTTCTATTGTATGAACCTTTACCCTTCTTACTGGGTATGACCTGAGTACGGGGCCGATTACGAGCTACTGCCTTTGCTACTGGGTTCACTCTATGTATCTTCATAATCACTATCCCTATACTCAGATCACTTAATTGGTGGGTCTGACCCACTTACTTAGGTTGCACTGTGTAGTCACGTGCAGTTGTTGACACTATCCCTGCCATGTTCCAGAACACAGTAGGTTTCAGGGACACATACAAAGAGAACTTACCAAACTGATAAGACCTGAACTTGTTTAGCTTCTTACCAAACTCCCAACGATTCTGCTGTACTCTCTTTCTAGCAATGAAGTCACGATTAAAGATACGTCCACGTAAAACTGTTGATGTAGTAGCCATTGTCCTATTCTCCTTTGAAGTTTGTAAATGTTGTAGTGTCTTCTTCAACTTGCTTGGTTAGTATATGCTCACCAAACTCAACCACCGACATAGAGAAGGGCTCAGTGAACCTACTGTGCAAGTCCACCAAGATGTGATGGGGTAGCTTGTTAAGTCTATCAAGTATTTGAGAATCATTCTGGTAGTAAGGCATTGTATATATCTCCTATTGAAAGAATATTAATAACATAATTAGTATAACTAGGATTACAGGTAATGCATCCATGTGTCAAGTCTCAATGTCAATGTGTTTGCCAAGTCCCTCCTTTGCTGGTGATACAGTGTCTTTATTTGTTAGTGGTACTGGTGCTCCTGTCTCTAATTTATGTCCATGACTAATCTTGTCCTTATGTTTAAGCACATTACTGATAGTGTCATATGCTAGTGAACTATTACCTAAGTGATTAATAGTCATTATAATAATCCTTTCAGTATATGGGCTATCACATCTACAGTGAAGCCATTGCCACATATTTTGTAGCGTTGTGTATTGGACACACCCTCTGTGTATCCAGAAGGCAGGGTCTGTAATCGCTCACACTCAAGAGGTGTCAGCTTACGCCAACTCATATCCTGTGTGTATACCTTTGGTTCACGATGACCACCACCCATAGTGGTAAGCGTAGGTGCTTTGCCTTCTCTGTGATAAACACGCTTCAGGCTATCAATACCTTTCAAGTTAGCCTCACCAACATGACACAGGCCATCCTTACTGAATACCAGTTGCCTTCTGTGCTTCTCGTAGTACATCTTCAATGAACCACCTTTGTAATAGCTGGCATCAAGGCAGAAAGACTTGTCCCTATCTACACAACCATCTTCTAGTATGTCCTTGAGCATGATACCTTTGTCCTCTGGTAGACCTGACTGTGGTATGTTAGTCCAGTATAGTCTGCGTCTATTTTGTGCTGACACAAGACTGCTGTTGATCTCAATAGGTTCCACACCTAGATGCTTGTTGATGACATCCTGATACTCCTGTTTCATAGGTACATTCTCAAACAGAAACCACTTAGGCTTGAGTAGATTTTTGATACGTACTATCTCCCAGAATACCTGACCTCGTGGATCGTCAAAGCCCTTACCTTTACCTGCCACAGAAAATGAGGGACAGGGAAACCCACCTGCCATGAAGTCTATGGGATCACCATTGAATGAGTGCAGATCTACATTATGTATGTCACCTAACTGCTGTGTGTCTGACCAGTTCTTCTGTGCCACCTTGATAGCCCACTTGTCTAGCTCACTGGCATAGTACCTGTAGGTTGGTGCTAGTACACCTGCCCTGACCATAGCTTCCTGTAGCATAGAACCACCATCACAGGCTGAAAATACTGTATTAATCATTTTACTATACTCCAATATTCAGGTACGTGGTAGTGACCACCAATCTCACTCCAGCCATCAAACCTAGTCCATGCTATGTCGATAGCTTCTTCTTCTGTGTAGCCTTCTGCTACGAGGTCATCAACTATGTCTTCTAGTTGACTTGCTATTTCTGGATGTAAACTCATTGTGCTGACTCCTTATCAGTAAAATGTTTTTCTAATGCTACTAACTCTACCTCTAAATAACATATATATCTACATAAGTTTTCATTACTAGCCTTAGACAACGGCCCAATTTTATTACGCATATAAGATATAGATGACTTATACATATTCATTTACTTTATCTCCTCACAAAAAATGCCACACTCAAAATCTAAATTCTTCATTGGTCTACCTATAGCGTCACTAGGTAGTTCATCTAGGAATATACGTTTACCTTTATGCCTAGCTAACCTAGCACCTATCTCACGAGACTGTACAGCCCTCTGTTCAAATACATCTGGATGTACAGACCTCACATGATTCCAATAGGTAGGTGACGTTGCCTTAACACATCCTATGCAGTTGGCATTAGGATACCCTAACCTATAGATAGCAGGTGGATCTATTCCATCACGCAATAGGCGATCATAACAATCCTGTTTGGAATAGTTCTGTTCTATAAGTATAGGTATAACATTATCCCTCTCTGTAAGTACAAATCTCTCGTGTCTCTTAACTTCCTCTGAAGTAAATCCTAGCACATGCCAGTCCACATAGTTGTTATTTTCCCAATGCTGTCTCGCTTTCTTCTTTAGCTGTAGGGTACAGGATGCACCTGTTACTCCTGACATATACTTTTTCCTAGCCCATACATCCACAGCAGATGCACTTGGATAGTCTGGATTAACTACACTTTCAATAGGATGATCCAACCATTCCTGTACATCCTTAAGGAATCTAAGATTGTCCTCATGTTCCTCTACTACAGGATTATTTAGTATCCTTATTTCACAGGTATCCCCATACTTTTCCATGATTAGTTTACTAGCTACTGCTGATGCCGCACCACAAGAAAACCACACTGCTATGATGCTATGCTTATGTACTTCCATTACTTTCTCCTCTGTTAATGGGCTGATAAGTGAACTGTCACTCGCTTGCCTATGGTAGTCTGACTGAAACACCCTGCCTTACATACAGCACAATGTCCAGACAATTTCTTCCATGTCTTAGGACACTTGAATGCTTCACCCTTCCCTGCATACTTGGTGTCATCACCAAAGTACATGATGTTCCAACCATCATCAATCAAACTGTCCTCTTCCTCCTGTGTATTGGATGGATCAAGTGACGCATTGAGTGCTATGTTTGCAACAGGGAATAGCTCTATCTGTATCAGTTCACGTAGCAATGTATTACGCCATGCCCTTGTAGGTATCCACCATGTAGTGTCTGGCGTAGACAATGCAATGTCCTTCACACGATAGATGTCGGACAGATCCTTGATAGCTTCACCTCTAGTCATAT